GACATCTACGGTAACGACGCCGCCTACTGTGTCGACGACGGCATCGAGATCGCCAGAGTAGTCTACGTTCCCAGGCCTATCTTGGCTACCCCTGTTGAGGTAACTCATGTGCGTATCACATGGGTATCCGAGGGCACTACTCCTAGTTGGCCCGTGGACATCTGGCTTGAGCCTCTGGTGTCCCTCGCACCACCAGCGAGAGATGAGGGACTGCTCCAGGGTCTCTGCGAACTCAAGGCCGCATAGCTTAGTCAGGGATTCCTCCCTGAGAGGTGGGCAGGCCATAGTGATGGTTTTGTGGAGGCTGTCAGTGGTGGCCTGCCTGCCTCCTGGAGGTGGCTGACGCTTAGGTATTAACACGGAGGAACGGCCTTGTGAACCCTTTTGCTGTACTCTTTGCCAGGTTTAAGGGCAATCCGGGATTCGAGGACATGGAGAGTGAGGGTGACCTCTGGGCTGCTATCAACAGGAACACAATCAGGGTGGCCAGGGTGGACGAGAGGACAAGGGTTGCCCTGATGTTCATCCTACCTACGATGGGTTTCCTAGTAGCTGTACAGTTAGTTTGCTTGGGAGTACTGATAAAGTAATGCTCTTGGTGGAAGGGAGGATAGATATGACAAGAAAGCCTTGTCCTGGTGGAAAGCAACGCAGTGGTGGTGCAGGTAGGGAGTTGGGTAGAGGTGGTCGGCGGGGGCCTATCGGCAAGCCTGGACGGAGGTAACCGTGCCAGCCGAGAGCGAAAGACAGAGAAAGGCGGCAGGGGTGGCCCTAGCTGTCAAGCGTGGTGAGGCACCTGCATCTACGCTCAGGGGTGCCTCCAAGCAGATGGCCAAGATGACCCGTTCGCAGTTGGAGGACTATGCCCGCAAACCTCACAAGGCTCAGACCACCTCTAAGGTTGCTGGCCTTCACAAGGAACACAAGTCTAGGGCCAAACGTGCAAAGCCGAAGTCCCACCGTAGGTCATCTCACAAGTCTAGTAAGGGAAGGAGATAATCATGCCTACACGAGTCCAGAATCTCAAAAAGGAACTGGAGAAGGCCAAGGGAGCCAGTGCTAACCACTTTGAGCAGCTTCAGGGGCAGATAGATGTTCTGGTGAAGTACCTAGGGGCATCTGAGAAAAGGAAGTAACACATGGGCTCCTTCAGTGATGAGATTGAGAACCAGGTCCTCGACCAGGTATTTGGTGCGTCCGACTACGCCGAGCCTGCCACTCAATATATAGGGCTCTCTAAGGCCGACCCTGGGGATGATGCCTCGGGCCTGGACGAGCCCTCTGGTGGCTCCTACGCTCGCGTCGCTGTAGACAATGACAAGGTTACCTGGAGCGCCGCTGCTGCTGGTGCCCTGGCCAATGCCATCCTTATCCAGTTCCCTCAGGCTACGGGTGACTGGGGCACTATCACTCACTTCTGTGTTTGGGATCACCTTACGGCCGTTCTTGCTGTTAACCTCATAGGCCATAGCAGCCTCAGCGTCGCAAAGGCCATAGATACTGGTGACACGGCTAAGTTTGCCATAGGCGAGCTAGATGTTACGTTGGACTAATGGCCCGTCTAATCTTTACCAACAAAGACCTCTCGGGCCGAACCATCAAAGGTCAGCCCTTCTCTTACATCGGGCGTTGCACGGGCACGGACATCAAGTTCGTTGGTGACTGGACGAATCTCTCCTACTTTCAGAACAACTTTGTCCGGCCTGACTTCTCACGGGCACAGACCCGTTGGAGTTACGGGCGGTTCAACACCTTCGTAGACCCTCAAACCAGTCGGGATATAGAGATGAGTGACCCTGACACGTTGAAGGCAGCAATAGACGAGAGCATGAGCAGGCTAACGGCCGAAGGACGCTGGGCCACGGCCTTGGCCTACGAGGAGGCTACTGCCGCCGACAGGCTAGTTGTCCCAGACATCCAGGAGGGGTCTTACACCGTCTCCTGGGCTAACGGAATACCACTCCTGCTTCGCAACCTCGGAGGGGACGTTGAGAAGCTGATGGAGGTCTTGAAGGCTATTGCTGACGGAAGGCCGCACGTTGTTGACCACTGTTTCAAGCAACATGACGCCGACCCTTCCCAAGCAGTGTGGGACGACTCAGAGGAGCCTACCCGTAATATAGAGGGAATCACCGTCACCGACTGGGGTGTCCTAGCCTGCAACAGGGAGGGGAAGGAATACCGCAAGCGCTGGTCTGCGCTCCCCAGCCCGACTAACCCCCACGACCGAGTAGAGGTGGCCGAGCTAATCGAAGCCGAGATTCTGGCAACCATCGGCCTAAGGGTGACCTTCTGGATTCGGAACATCCTTCCTTGGAGGGCATATGCCTGTACCGGCATACATGGTAGGGACTGGTTCACGCGAGAGGCTGTAAGGTGATTGTTGGGGCAGGAGGGGCAGAGGAGCGGCACACCAGCAATGCAACCGCTACGGGCCTGTGGGCTAGCCCCGTCTATATAGAAATCCACACGGTCAAAAAGTACACTGGCGCGGCCTGTTACTACTTTAAGCAGCTTGCTACTGGTAATGCGCCCCAGAGCGCAAATCAGGCTAGCGGGTGGTGGTCGTGGGCCAATTGGTTCTCAGGGTTTAATGATGGCACCTACAGGCTAATCTTTAAGCTGTGCAACGACGATGGCGGGAGGTTCATAGGCTGGAGCAAGGGGACACAGACCTATGAATCCAAGCTGACTATGTGGAAGGGGCCAAGTGCTGGCACCGTGCTGGTGGACTCAGGCGCGACACAGTTCACCGCCGCTATGTGGCACCGAGTCAAGCTGGAGTTCGCTGCTGGGCATTGGACTGCTTGGGCTAGTGACGACGGTGCTGCCTGGACGCAGGTATTCACCTACAATGATAGCGGAAATTTTACGACTATGGGCGTCATGCACATGAGCCTAAACGCCTCTACTGACGAGACCAAGGGAGAAGCCTACGGCCAGCAGTATGCGGACGATTGTATCTACTGGGACGACGATGGGGACAACTGGAACTCACGCATCCCTGCTGACGACTTCCCCCGCATCTCCCTGGCACATATGCCTAACACTGTCGGAGCCAAAGACGAGTCCGATGCAGGACAGGCAGCCCTGATAGATGATATGCCACCCACTCACGCAGCGGACGGTACGGACAAGTCCACTATTGACGAGACTGACTACTGGACGGACGTGGATGACCTGGATGAGACCGGCACAACTGAGAATCCTGACCTTACCGTTGAGACCATTCAAGCTTTGATGGTGACACACGTAGCAGGCACTTTCGGCGCCGAAGACACAGAACTAAATAAGTACAACTACTCGCCCGACCAAGGCACCACCGTTTATACAGATGTGGAGGAGGGCGGTCGTGTAATCCAGGTCGGGGCGGAGTTATCTGGAAGCCCCGTTAACTGGTGGACTCATGCAGGCTATTTTCCCTGGACGCCGGAGACCACTTCGCGTTCATGGACAGAGGCTATCTTCGAGGCGTCTCAGTACGGCATCAGCCTCATAAATACTAAGACTGACCAGATGACAGTGCAGGTCATCTTCTTCGGGTCGAGCCATGAGTGGAGCCCACCAGCCGGGGAGATTGAGTGGCTCTCAGGTATCATTGCAGCACAGTCAGGGCTCTCTGGTGTCCTAATCAGAGACCGTTCCCTCTCAGGTTCCATTGGGAGTGTATCCGTGCTTACAGGGCTGTTAGTGCGAGATAGACCACTATCGGGCCTCATAGATAGCCAGTCTGGGCTATCAGGCTCATTAGGAAGGCTTCGTTCTCTCTCAGGCTCAATAGATGCTGTCTCTGCACTTGTAGGCGCTCTGGAGGTGCTGAGGGAGCTACAGGGAGTCATTGCTGGCCAGTCTCAACTCACAGGCAACATAACTCGTGACCGTAAGTTGGCAGGCTCTATCGACGGACAATCCTCCATGTCTGCCACACTAAATGTTCTCATAGCCTTGCAGGGTACAATTGATGGTCAGTCCGGCCTCTCTGCTACGTTGAATGCTCTCTTGGCCCTGCAGGGTGCTATCGATGGACAATCCTCCCTCGATGGTACTCTTTCCATGGTGTACGGTCTGGGGGGTACTATCGAGGCCGTCAGTACCATATCAGGTAACCTTGTAGTGCTGTTTAGTTTATCGGGCACCATAGCCTGTGTATGTGTTATTGATGGCAATCTAACTATCATACACCCATCACCACTACGGCTTGATGCTGCTGCAAGGGCCATACCACATCCTCTATTTGGTGATGCATGGCAGCAACCGAAGGAGCCTCCAGATGGCTAAAGCTAGGGAAGATGTAGTCATACCCGGGGCCGTGGCCAGAGTAGACATTAGTATGCCTGGGGCCTCATCTGGCGGTGCAGGTGTATGTGCTCCTGTAGACACCAACCTTGACGAGAACCCGTCCTTTGAGGTCAACCTCAATGGCGTGACAACAACAAATTGTACTATCGAGAGGTCTGGTACCAAGGTCGAGTATGGTTCCTACAGCTGCCGAGCGGAGGCAACAGGAATCCCTGTGATACTGTTCAAGAAGCGAGGGGTTGATTACTTTTCTATAGTGGCAGGCAGGGCATATGTCCATTCCGTTTTGGCTCAGCTTGAGACGGGTGACACTGGGATGGCGCAGATCGCTATACAGTGGTACGATGCAGGCGAGAACCTTGTTTATACTCATAACTCTAGCCTCTACTCCCTTAGCGATTCGGCCTGGGAGGTAATGCAGGTAGTGGGCACGGCGCCTGCCAATGCCGTGTATGCTCAACTTTATTGCCTCGCTATCCTTAGTAGTGGTGAGGCCATCTACCTCGATGGTCAAGAGTTCCGGTGTGCTCCGTCTTACGTTGGGCCTTATATTGATGGCGATCAGGAGTCGTGTCTTTGGGAGGGAACCGTTCATCAGTCGGTTAGCATCCGTGAGGCAGCGCTTTCCCGTCCACCTGTGGGACTTGGTGTAGGTGCAGAGCCTATACCATTGGCAAGGGCTAAGAGACAGAGGGAGTAACACACTATGGCTGGAATTGACGTTTTCGTTACCGTAGAGGACATAACCACTAAGATGCTCACCTATGAGAGCATTGAGCTACACAGGGCTGACACGCTAGGAGGGGCGTATGCACTGAAGGAGACCGAACCTCTCGTGGCGGATACCTACTACTACACCATTAACAACAGCGATGGCAACCTCAACCACTGGTACAAGTTCCGCTTTCATCATGCCACGGGACCTGTCAACTCACCCTTCTCCAATCCGTTCCGAGTTGATGGTGTTACTAGGCTGAGAGGGCGGCAGGCTGCTCTGGCTAAGTATGGTGCGGGCATAGTCATTGCCAACACGGGCACTGTAGCAACTAAGATCACTACCTCTGACTACCGCTTCAAGACTCCTCTATTTCGTACAGACCGAGGCAAAGGTTCCTGGGTGTTAGTTGCCACAGGGAACAGAGTAGGGGATATGCGGATAGTCAAGTCCTCCGACCCGACAGCTGGCGACCTTGATGTATCACCTGACTTTAGTGGTGCCTTGGCTGATGGTGATGAGGTAGAATGGCATACTCTGGCCGACCCTACCGTATGGAACGATGCTCTCAATAGAGGTATGGTTCGCTACTCCTACATGGATAGGGTGCCTCTGCAGGGTGTATCGGGTCAGGAGGAGTACGACCTGTCCATGATACCTTGGCTTATTGATCCTGAGCAAATCCATGATGTGAGGCACTACCCTGTCTCTACTGTGGATATTGACAAGCCTTATGGCATTGGAGGCAAGTGGTGGCGGCCTCGATGGGACAGAGAGAGAATTATCCTCCAAGTCCACCCTGCTACCACCGATGTACTGTACCTGGAGTGTACGCGGCCTATGCCTCCACTCTACACTGATGACTCAGCGGCCCCACCTGTCTGTGCTGAGGAGCTAGTGGCAGCCTTGGCCTATGATGAGGTACTGGCTTGGCTGAGTCGTCCTACCAATGGTACATCTGAGGAGCGAGAGAGTTGGAGGAAGCAGCGTAGGGCACACTTGCCTGAGTTACGTCGTCTACTGTATAAGCACCGGCCTAAACCTAGGTACGGCCCTGTGCAGCTTCCCTACCCACCAGTATCTCCATCAAGATTTAAGGCGAGGTAGCCATGCCTGAGATTCTACACAATATAGCAACGGTTCAGATCGGCACCGAGTCCTATCAACTGGTGCGTAGGGGTACGGAGGGCACTCTACGCAGAGAGTTTGTGGATGAGCCACCATGGAGCGAGGGCATGCCTAACATCCTGTCCGAGCCCTCTGACACATGGCACCTAGGTGGGTTGAAGTCCCGCCCAGGCTTTCCAGGCACATCCGAATATGGCTCAAACACCGATTGTAGGTGGCCGAACAGGATACTACCTGGGCCACAGGTATCTACTATCACCCTGACTGGTAGCGTAGGCCGGCCTACCCGCTTCTTCGAGGCTCTAGGTCACCTGTTTGTTCTTGCAGGGAGAAAGGCCTACCGCATTGACCCTGCGGATGACTCAGTGGTAATGAGCAAGGATTTGTACAGTTGGTCGGAAAACTATAATGACTACTTCATTGATGGGCTGAGATGGGAAGGCGACATTGGGATAGTAACCTGGCGTAGTAACGACGATGACTTGGATATTATGTCGAAGGTTACAGCCCTAGGGACTCCTGATACGTGGGTCTTGCCATCACCAACAGCGCACGCGACCTGGATGGCTGCAGGCATTGACCGCCTGTTTTGTGTTGACATAGAGGGGCTACTCAAAAACATAGTCTCAGGACTCGACCCTACAGATCCTTACAAACACTCGGACCTCATCCAATGTGGAGACACCTCATCGGTTCCTACTGGGCTTGTGGCCTATGGCAAGACGGTGCTCGTTGGAAAGCCCGAAGGGGTGTTTGGTGTTGACGCTGAGGGCCTTGGAGTTCCTCTTGTCAAGCGCATCCAGCGGAATGATGACAACTTCAGGGGTATGACAAACGTTGACCCCTATGTGTTCCTTCCACACGGCCGAGGAGTGTACCGCTGGGTGCCTGGTTACGTTGAAAGCGTAGGCATTGAGAGAGAGCTCCTCAACGAGTCTATTGTCAGGGGTGGGTTCAACGCCTTTGCTGTTGATGGCAGATGGATTCTTGGTGTCATAATGATAGGTGGCATTGGTGGAAGTGCCATGATTATGATGGCCAGGGACCGTACCGAGGACGAGGCTGGGTTTGGCCCTTATGTCTGGGATACTCTTGTCTATTTGGTGGGGGTGGATTGCGAGGCAATACACGTCTCTAGCCTCTGGGACCCTCCTCGTGTTTTCTTTGGGCATGATTACAATGTAGGCTACTTCAAGGTTTCCTCGGGTGGTGGCGCTCCTGATGTTGTTGGCACCGATTATCGCTTTGCTACATCAGGCAAGCGTTACACCCGCAAGTACGGCTTTGGTGATAGAGGTGTTAAGGACTTTGTCAAGGTGGTCGTAGTCGGTGAGGGACTAACGGCCAACCGTTACTGGGAGGTATACTACAACGTGGACGGGGGAGGCTATTCCAAACTCGACGTTGACGGTAATGACATGAAGATAGACTCAGATGGCCGTAAGACCTTCTACCTCCCCAAAACTGCTGTAGGCCACGAGATTCGGTTCTACCTTGAGTGCACAGGCGATTCCAACAGCTACCCACCTGAGCTAACCTACTTCGAGCCTTTCGCGGTTCCTCAAAGCCGCAAGGTCCCCCTCATACCCATCACGCTCAGGCTGGCCGAGGGGACTGGCCATGGTGTTGGCAGGGAAGCGCGAGGAGCCGATAAGCAGCTTAACGACCTTATCACTCTATCAGAAAGTGCCACGGCTATAGACCTGAAGGGCCCTTGGGGTGACTTCTCAGGCTGGGTGCGCAAGGTAAGAGTGGTGGACATGGTGCAGGAAGGCTCATCCCCACCAGAACTAATCACCGAAGCCCTGTTGCAGCGAAGGGAGGAGTCATAGTGCCCACCACCGAGGAGCGCCTTAGGCGAGTTGAGGCACAGCTTGGCACCCTTCTTGAGGACCACCGTATTGGTTCCGCCCTACAAGGGCCATTCCCAGTATCAGACACCTCTATGAGGTACAGGCGTGTTGGTAGTGGGATTTACTATCTCCCTGGCACTGTAGCCGCAGTCCAGGACAACACTAGGAACATGGCCGTAACTGCCAATAGGATATATGCCTTGCCTTTCCTCGTGGTCAACAGGTTGCGCGTTAACCGATTAGCTAGCTATACCCAGGCAGGTGCAGCCGGCAACAGCCGCATGGGAATATATCGTGATGGGGCAGACCTGGTTCCTCATTCTCTAGTCTCAGGCTCAGGTTCCGTTGCGGTTGGAGCTACAGCTAATTACCATGATTTCAGTCCTCCTGTTACTCTCCACCGAGGCTTATACTGGATAGCACTTTGCTTTAGCGCTACTCCTACCATGTTCAGGCTACCCTATGAACAGGGAGTGGCCTGGGAGATTCTAGGCCGTCAGATTGGTATTTCGACTGCCTTCTCAATAGGCTGGATAGCTAATCACGCCTTCGCGCCCTTACAGAGTATATTCCCTTCTACGGGCTTGGCTAAGGCAAGAGACCTGCCCCTCATGTGGATCAGGCTAGTACCGTAAAGGAGATAGTATGCTAGAGCGTACAACAGGTAACACAGGCAACCCTATCCAGGACGGCATAACCCGTGCGGGCTTGGTGAGTGCAGTACAGGCAGTTGTGGCCTTCACTGTTCTCCGATGGGAGTGGCTCACGGTGGAGGAACTGGCCCTGCTAGAAATCCCTATAGTGTTCGTTGCTGTAGGTCTGTGGGGAATATATGACCATGTTAGGAGGAGGTAGGAATGGATACTGACACCTGGATAGCTAGTGTATCCTGGGATTACCCGGGACTGTGTGGCCAGGACGACACGAAGATTCCCCTGGCTAATGTTTGGTTCCGTGTAGCCTATGGGCTTGGCTACCTTGGCGATGCCTACGTGACGAAGATGCGTAACCGCTACGAGGCGCAGGGCATCGGTTTCTACGGTGTCATCGTCCCATCAGGAACCTCCAACTGGCCATTGCAGCGGTCGCAGGCCCTTGCTGCTCTACGCCTCTGCCGTGGACTGGAGTTTGACGTGGAGCCCTATGGTGGATACCTCGGCTCCGAGGCAGGTCTACAAGCTTGGGTTGATAACGTTTTAGCTCCTCTCCGTTTCGACCATCCTGATGATGTGAGAGGCAAGGATATCTCCCTCTGCTACGATCCTAGAGAGCAATGGCTAGACGGCTGGGACTTCCCTCGTGCTGTCAGCCTCAGTGACTCCCTAGCTCCAATGGTCTACACGGGAATGTTCGGAGCACATGCCGTCTGGGGTAATCCCATGAAGGCAATCCAACAAGCCCGTCAGCAGTGTCCTGATGAGAAGGTCTACCGGCCAATCCTGCAAACCTACAGCATCAACCCTGCCGACACGCTGACTTCATTCAAGGAGGCCCTACGGCTAGGTGGCAAGCCAATCCTGTTCCGTCGCGGAGTAACACCAGTGGAGACGTGGCGGGCTATTGAGGCCATCCCAGTCGAAGGCCCACCACCCGCCGTACCACATCCAGTCCCACCAGAGGAAGGAGAACTTACAATGAGTCAGTATGAGGAGTTGAAGGCGGAGATTCACCGCCTAGACAAGCGAATTGACCAGATACCTGCTGGCCCTCCTGGTCCTCCAGGTCCACCTGGACCCCCTAGTGGCGGCTTTGCCCCTCCTCAAGGGGCTGTTTACACCACCGTAGTCAGTGGTGACACTGCTGGAGGAATCGCAGCAGAGAACGGGATTACCTTCAATCAACTCAAGGCGTTGAATCCAGGCCAGCCCCGTTCAGGCAACTGGAACCTCATCTATCCTGGGGAGAAGTTCAGGGTGCGCTAGGAACCCCAAATAGGACTTACACTGGCCTTGAACGGAGTGTGAATCCCAGGGAGCACATGGGCCAGGTCCTCAGGGAACTCTACTACACCATCCACTAGGATTTCATCATGCACCTGTAGGGCCTGATCCATGCCTAGTTTGTCACACTTGAGCATCGCTCGCTTGACTACACCAGCGGCGCTTCCCTGTGGGATGTAGTTAATAGCACACTTTTCAATATGCTCATAAGGAGCTGTGCCTAGCTCAGGCAGTTTGCACCTGCGTCCATCTAAGGTCTCGGCATAGCCTCTACTGGGGCCCTCCTCAATCTGCCGTTGTATCCAGTTGTAGGCAACCTTGTACCTAACTATCCATACTTCGCGGCAGTCGGTACACACAGATATAGGCAGCTTGGAGTGCTCCGCTAGGGTCTTGATTTTGGCATTGAAGGACATGGCAAAGTTGAAGTCCTTGGCCTTTCGCCTCACTGTTGAGTTATCTGGGTTGGAGTCGGGCCATAGGGTAAGTTGTGTATCAGCATGGACACTGCCCCCCTCCTCGTACACCTTCATCATCACAGGGTCTTGGGAGGCGTAGGCTATCATCCTCATCTCAATCTCACTATAGTCAGCCCAGGACCAGGCCCCTGAGTCTGGTGCAAACACATCCCTGATGGGCTTAGGAATGTTCTGCATATTGTCGTCATACGAGGCTAACCTTGATGTGCTAAGGTCTAAGCGGAAGTGTGTATATGCTCTGTCCTCACCCAGCCACTTCCGCAGGTAGGTGCTTAGTAGCTTGGCCACCTCTCTGTATTTTAGCACTACACCTGCTAGGGGGTCGGATAGCTCTGATAGTACCTCGTCATCCGTTTTAAGCTGCTTCTTAGACCTAGTGAAAGGCAGCCAGTTCCCTCTCTGTGCGAGTATGAAGCCCACCTGCTGTGGACTGCTAGGATTGAAGAACTCTTTGTCACAGATGTCCTCATAGAACAGCTTTTCCTTACTATACTTCTCATACCAGTTGCCTACGCGGTTTGGTCGTAGGGCCAGCCCCCGCATGGACATTCTCATCAGCAATGGTATGATACGGATGTCTACTTGGTAACAGTCCTTCATCTGAGGGCTGACGTAATATGAGGTAGGTTCCGTTGGGTCGTACCCTTCAACTAGGTTAGGCTCATAGCTCCATGTGTGACCATCTGGCTCCCACCATGCACCACCACCCAGCTTGCTATGCAATCGTATGGTGGCTAGACAGTCTCTCATGCACTTGTGGGCGACTGTCTCGGTGGACAAGTCCAGCATGTTCTGGCGGGCCGGTAGGATGTCACTAATAGCGGCGATTATCATAGAGAGGTAGGCTCTGGCCATATCCTGTAGTGAGCCTACAGGCAACCCTTGCACACGCCCCATAAGGGATGAGTCAGCTAATAGTGGATGTTCCCTTGACCCATAGTAGACTGGCCCTATAAAGCCATCACCATCAGGGACATCTAACTCCTCCCGTGTCAAATAGTTGTCCAGGGCGTGGAGGTCATAGGGAGCATTGTGGAATGCCTTAACGCAAGGGCTGGCCAGTAGTCTCCAGGCCAAGGCCAGGTACTTGGATGTATGCCATGTAGGGAAGTAGACTGCCTCACGCTCATTCAGTCCTATACCAAAGCCAATCATGCGACGGTCTTTGAGGGAGACAGTCTCAGTGTCCACCGAGATTAGAGTAGGGGTCTCCTGCTCCAACCGTGCTATGAGTTGGTCCTCAGTGTAGTTGTTAGGGCCAAGGTAGGCTATGTCAGCCACCACATCACCAGTTGACCCTCCCGTATCCCTCAACAGGCATCTCGAACTTTCCACTGATTGTGATTTGTATCTGATACTTGCCTAACTTGATAAAGAGGCATCCGTCTCTCAGTAGGGTTTCCTTATACGGAGGAGGCATATATGTGGTGAGGTCGCGCACCAGGCCAATCATGTTCTCTGCATCGGCGTGAGCCATGATCTCATGGGCTGTGAGTTGAGGTTCAGGCTTATGAGCATGAGAGCCCCTGTGTGCCTTAGTCATCTATTCCCTCTCCCCACGGGTGATCTGCGCCATTGTCTCCATGAAACGCTCCTCACCAAGGGCTATCATCTCATCCCAATCGTAGCCTAGTTCGTAGGCTAGCAGCCTGAGTTGAGTCACCGAATCGGCAACTGCGATCATTGCCTCCGCACGGTAGGCTTGCCACCGACCGGAGTTTCGACGCAGATGGTCACATGCCTCTAGCTTGTATGTAGCCTTGGCTAGGTCACCTATCTGGTACGAGAGGCAATGCATCCTCATCGTACGGTGACAAAGTGGAAGTCCAGTGGCCTTTACTGCGAGGTCCCTGAGTGCGCTAATAGGAGTCATGACTCTCTCCTCCTTGGCTTGAATGGCTCTGGTTTGATTCCCTGATCTTGGTAGCGAGACCCTAAGTGAGAACTGCCATAAGGCCGCTCACATGGACGTGCCATACGCTGAAAGGTCAACTGGGCGATAGGGATACCTGGGTGCAGGACTATAGGTATCTTTGCCACGTTCTGTAGCTCTAGGGTCAAGTGGCCCCTGAACCCTGGGTCAATGTATCCTGCTGTAGCGTGGACAACTAGGCCTAACCGCCCCAATGACGACTTGCCTTCTAGCCGTGCCACTAGGGACTGTCCCACGCTGATGAACTCCTGGGTAGTGCCTAGCACAAACTCTCCCGGATGGAGCACGTAGTGGGTAAAGTTCACCACACGCCCTAGCGACCTAATCGGTGGATTGGCCAGGTCAATCTCAGAGAGCCTACCATGGTCAGCGACCCATAGGTACTCTGAGAGTTCCATGTCGTAGGAGGACGGTTGGAGCCTGTCGTCATCCCAAGGCTCAATGGTCAACTCCTGGCCACGGCACATCCGTATCTCAACGTCGGATAGTATCATCTATTCCTCCTTCCTAAAGATGATGATGTCCTCGTCATCGACGGTCTTAATTCCCTTAGCTGCCATGGGAGCACGGTACGAGGACATGGGCTGTAACCACTTGTACCACTCCTCGAGCCTAAATCCGCTCCTAGTGGCATGGCGTATGATGCGCTCGGATAGAATCTCTCGCTTCCCTGCTCGTGTGGCGTCCTTCGAGATGATGGCCATTGGAGCATTAGGGACTAGCCTCGCAGCAAGCCGCTTATAGACTAGAACCATAGCCTGCTCAAAGTAGAATGGGTTGAGCCGGCCCAGGTTCTGTGGTGATGCCTGCTTGCCCCCGTATGCAGCGATCTTGTCAGGTGTTATTTGCTCGTCATCGCGGGTCTCACCTCCGCTGCTGAGGAAGTTTGCATAGGGAGGGCTGAATATGGCAGCATCACATAGGTGCTTGAGGTCTATGAGTTTTTGGCGGCAGTCACCTTCATAGAGGAACAGACTACCTTCAGCCTCATCGAACGGGCCAGTAGTGTTTGCCTTCCTGATAAGGTCAGCATACTGAGGCTCAATGTCTATAAGGACAACGTTGCGCCCTTCTAGCATAGCAAGCATGAGAGTGCCCGTGCCTCCAAATGGGTCTAGGATGGTATCCCTAGGCTCAGTCAAATATCTTACTAGCTCCTGGATGAGGTACATATTGGCCTTGGCTGGATGCTGAAACACCTCCCCCGGAAATAGTTGTCTGCGCCAGGTTGTGTCACGGCCAGGGAACAGGATATGTCCGTCCTCGTTGCGTTTGTAGTTAGGCGCAAACTCCTTGTCAGTTACCATTACCGTTTCCCTCCTCCACCTGGGCCGCCTTAATCAACATTCTCAATGCCTTTACTGACCTGGCAGCCTCGGTATCATCTGGACTGTCCCCCTCATAGAGTGCATCTAGTATTGCGGTTCCCGTCTCGGGGTCCTCTAAGGATATCCTTAAGCCTGTGAGGAGGAAGTACAAACCCGTGCTCACTAGTTCCATAGGGACTCCACAATCCTGCATCCTCTGTAGCCCATCTCCTACAACCACCTCCGCAATTGCCTGTATCCTCCTCCTAGTTTCGTCAGACATCTGGCCTGCCTACCTTCCGCAACAACTGTTGTGCCATTTTGAGCCCCATACCTTCCACTGCTGCCAACTCCTTTGCACTAGCCCCTAACACATTCCAGATGGTAGCGAAGCGGTCGATGAGAGCCTGTGCCCGTACTGCACCTATATTAGTGCCCTTCATAATGTTCATCAGGCCCTCTACCTGCGGGTTTGGGTGGAAGTCTATCATTCGCAGATACCTGTTGAACGTGGTGTGCTCCTCTTTCTGGTCGGCCTTGTAGAAGGCCACGAGTGCAGTGGCAGTTGAGGCTAGATCAGGTGTAAAGTAGACCTCCACGTATTTGCTCACCTGGTAGAGCCATGCGTAGGCCGCCTGCAAGGGCAACCGAAACTCCTTGGCAGGAAACATGATGCGCTTGGTGGTGCTCTTGGTGGGCAACCATACAACAGTCCCTACTCCAGAGGATGTTGCTACCCCCTCCATTAGGAGCTTCAAACGGACATCAGGGTGAGCCTGTCTCTGCCGCCGTAACTGGTCCTCCACTGCATCCGTGTTGCTGAGGAGTTCCAACCAGGTCTTGCGCTCCACCTGCTGTATACCATCGTTGAGGCTAGGCCACTTGTAGTCCGCGTAGCCTCTCTCATTGATGCTCTCCCACTCGCAGGGGATGGACTGCCTAAGGAGGGGAACAATCTCTGCCGGTTCGTGTGCGTCTGCTAGCATAGGGTCAGACATGGGAGTTCTCCTCTCCCATTCGATTCAACTCCTCCAGGCAGATACGGATGAGTGTACCACCAGGGCGATTCACCTTGAGCCTCTTCTCCCTGATGTAGCCGTACAGAGTGGACTTGTTGACCTTGATGTGGTCTGCCGCCTCTGGTACTGTGAGCCATACACAGGAGGCATCATGCTTGTGCTCCATGACTAGTCCTCCTTCTTGATAGAGACTCTATAACATCTACCAGGAACGCTACATACGGAGGATGCTCTGTCTACCACCCTCCAATGTACACTGCGGGCAAAGATGAGATGCAGGTGGAGGTGGCCAAGTGGAGGCTTCCACTCCTTAGCGTGTTTGTTGAGGTAGTCGGTGTTTGTAGCACCTCCATAGCAGTAGTCGTCACCGTATCCCGTTGGCCTGCCTTTGCTCCTCTGACTAGGGATTTGCTTCATTGTTCCGCCTCTCTATCTGGATGCGATCACCCGATGACATACCTATAAGATTCACCACAGAGTCCCAGCTAGGGTTCTCCAGCTTAGCACCCTCGAGGTCAAGGTTGTAGCCACACTTGGTTAGCTCACCTGTAAGTGCCTTATCGGCTTTGGCCATCCTCACCGCCACGTCCACGAAGCGGTAGGTGCCATTGAGGCCTTCCATTATCCTCTTTCCAGTAGGCAGCGACTCAACCCTGCCATCCCTGCCCGTAGGCATGCTCTTGTATTCGTCGGTGAGGTGGTGAGTAGCCACCAGGTTCTTCTTGACACCTGCCCCTGTGTTGTAGATGTCACGGATGGCGTCATTGGGATTGCCGTATTCGATCTGGAGGAGTTGCTCCCTTATAGGCTTGTTCTGCTTCTCACACTCCTCCTGTAGCTTCTGCAGGCGGGCATTTATCCTAATCCTTCTAGCCAGAGTCATTGTGTCGATCACAATGCTCTTGATCTCAGGATCAGTCAGGGCACCTACGCACAGCACAAGGAAGTAATCCCAGAGTTCTATGCAGCCATGAACCCGCACAGTGTCCAGTTGGATAGGTGCGGGTAGCTCAAACACGGTGATGTCATGGCCCTTCCAGGTGCCCTTGTGGTTCTGCCCTGGATCGTATGATACGGTGAGTATGTCTAGGTCCTTGAACAACTCATCGTACCTGCCTCCGTACAAGGCTCTCTCAATGCCCATATCGAAGGCGAATCCAACTATAGGTGGAGGGGCAGAGTAGGCAAGTGTGGTCTTGCCTGTAGCCTCCTCACCTTCAATTGACAGTAACATTATGCACCATTCCCTCCTACATCTATAGGCACAGTGGCCATGAACTCCTCGACTGCCCCTTGCTCGAACTGATCCGCCTCGGGGCGGCGTGTCGCCTCTACATATGCACGAGCGTAGTTGGGGTGCCTGAGCGCAATTATGAGGCCGTACCGTAGGCCCATGGTGGCTGATGCAACATGGAGACGCCTAACGTGGGCTTGTGTCCAGTATAACTGAGTTAGCCTAACTATCTCATCCTTGGTTGGCATGGGATTCCTCCAGTGCACCCCTCATCGCATCGATAAGTTCGGACATCTCCTGTATGCAGATGCACTTGTTGACCTTCTCCTCAAAGCGCCTGCACTTCATGTGGCCATCCTTGATGAGCCTGTCTACTAGGCTCTCGGCGTATTTCTTTTGGCGGTCGGTAGGTAAGTGGCAGGTCATGGCTCCTCTACTCTCTCAAACCCACAGTGTTCTCTACACTGGCCACAGAAGCCAACCGGGTTGTCCTCACTTACATCCGACGCAGGGTGTGGTGGAGTGCCACAGCAATCGCTGAGCCACTCCTCGTCCTCGTAGTCGGCAGGCAGGATGGCTTGTCCCATGATGTGCCTGTCGAGTGCATCCTTCTCGTGTGGTGTTAGCACTGGAGCCTCCTTTGACTTCAACCAGGCCTCATACCCGTGTGTAGGGCACTGGTCGTCAGGGCTGCGGGGTAGGCATGTACAACTCATGTCGCCACCTCGTGCCTGATGGTAACCTGAGCTAGTGCCTTCCTCAGCCCCTCAACCGGTAGCCTGATGACATGTCTATCCCAGGCGCCTTGACTTAACTTGGTCTCCTCCACCAACCAGGCCCAGCCTAGCTCCTCCTCCTCCAGCCATATTGCCTTGTTCTTCCTTCTGAGTACCTCATACTTTCTCATGAAGCTCTCTCCTTGCCATCTCATGCTTGATGGCCCTCTGCTTGCGGCTGAACATTTCCTGTACGTGAGATGGCATACCATCCCCCATGGGAGCACCCGTCTCCTCGTCCATCGTGTCATCCATTTTGCCCTCGATCCGCCTCAGCATCCGATCGATGTTGCGGAGGTGGCTATCTTCAAGCTCTCGGATGGAAATGACCCTACCCTCCTTCGTGACCCAGGTATCCTTGGCCGCCATGAGATAGCGGGGTAGTGGTGGAGGGAGTTCCACCCAATCGTCCAGTATGTCGAAGTCGTCGGGCGGCGCATTGGCCGCGGCTACCAAGTCGGCAAACTGTGGCGTTGGGTGGTCATAGTGGTGCCCACACAGGCTTGGCTCTCCTGGTATCAAGGGCCAGGTGGTAGTCCCTTCCTCGTGACAACCTCTTACGCTACACTCAGTCATGTCCGTACCTCCTGTGCTATCTTGTTGGCGTCACAGAGCATCTTGTAGGCGCAGTAGCCGCACTCCCAGTCCTCGTTGTAGGTGAACTGTGGTGGTGGCTCACCTATCTCGCAATAGTGGAGGTAGACTTCCTTCCGCTCTAGCATCCAGGCCCAATGTCCAGCTATCTCGGAGGGTAGAGCCTCACCATGCCAGCACATGAAATCAGGGAATGGAGGCTTGTAGCTTCCCATCAGGTGAACCACAGCCAAGGTGCATTTGGTGTGCTGTTCACAGTGAAGGTAGCTAAGTACCTGCCTCTCCCATGTGACTGGCATCCGCTCTAGGAACTTCTCCAGGGATATGCGGGTGGACTTCATCTCTCCTGCCTGGTCGAAGTAGTCAAGGAAGTCCATGTCATAGTGGATGCCATCCACCTCACCCTGTAGATGCTGGCGGTGAGCCTTGAGTAGCACCTGCTCAAGACCCACCCCAACAACAAACAACATGGTTTCCTTTGGGGCAGGCGGGAGTGGACGGAAGCGGTTATACCAACTCCTCGTAAGGCAATAGATTAGCTCGGTGACATGAGGGTGCTTCTTCTCCAAGCGGATTTCCTCTGCCAGGTCAGCGAGCATCTTGGTGGCTAGGTGGCTATCTTCCGCCCACTTCATGATCTGCCTCCTACAACTGACCTGCTCTCTCAGCGATGCCGACGAGGCGTGCGTTGAGGTGCTGTAGCCCTTGCTCGATACGGGCTGCTACACTCTCAATGCCTACAGGGGTTGGGGCCTGATTGGCCTTCTCGTCATCTGGTGGTTGTATCCTACCCACAATCTCATGGGAGGATTTCAGTAGGTCCTCAATGCTCTCAAGGCGTCGCGGTAGATTGGGCCTCTCCGGTGTCGTTCCAATATCTGCCATTGAATATCCCTCCTAGTCTACAATGTCCTCGGCTAGTACCCTAGTTAACCGATGCACATCGCTTCCTATATCAGCGAGCCTACCAACTAGGAGCACAGCGGCTTCACTCTCCTTGTCTCCAACCTTATGGGCAAGGAACGTAAGTTCGCCTGCGAGGGCTGCTAACTCTGCACCTCTTTGGAGTCGTTCGTTCCTGTCTAGGGTCATCTCCTAACTCGCCTTGTGCAGAACGCCCTCAGCGTCCCGTGTCAGCCTGCCAGCATCAAGGTAGGCCTGTAGCAGCTTGCGTTCGGTGATAGCAGTGACCACCTTGGGATTCTTCCTAACCTGCTCATCGCCTAGGGCAGCCGCGTAGAAGTCCTTCTCGTTCTTGCCATCGGCTATGCCGAACACATGCTCGTCAAAGCCCTTCTCTACTTCCTCCACAGAGCCAAGGCCCTCAACAGCTACGATCTGCCACATGTCCTCGGTGATGGTGCCCCAAGCCCCGGACTCAGCATCCCTGTTGCGGCGACTGGCAGGTAGCATGCGCCACTCCTGCATCTTGCCGACAAGCTCCTTCAAGTCGTGGGCATCTGGAGCTAACTTCTTGTAGGACTTGGCTAGAGCGTCCCATCGTGTCTCAGTTGAGCCAGAGTAGGATACGACTATTGTGCCCACTGGGAATAGATACGGGGACGTTGCCTCGATCACCTCTAGGTCTACGAACTTGAACTCAATGACCTTGAACGTGCCCCTATCACCTTCCCTGTCGATGGCGTTGTACTCTTGGAGTCTACCCCTGATATGCCTCAATGGTGAGATCGCATCAGTGGTATCTAGTCCTGGTTCAAATGGTTCCTGTGTCAATGGACTCCTCCTGATTACGGTAGAATTATCTCATCGGATGGTACAAATAGCAGTGTCTCCCTGTTGAACATCACCTCCCTTGGCTGGATAATATCCTCGGCATGCCTCACCACGTCGAAGTTTACTCGTAGGCGCTCTATCTTGTCCTGGCCTCCTTTCCTGGTTACCTTGACAATTGTATCGGCCCACCATGCGAATACGGCGGACCCTAACATGTCCTCCTCATCAGCACCAAGTTCCGCTCCCTGCTCATCAAGGGTGCCCTTCCTGGTATGGTGGATTAGGATAAGGCTAAAGTTGTGTTCCCCTATCAGTTTGTCCAAGGCATCTACAAATATCCTTGCAGAGTTGGGATCGAGGATGTTGCCTGATAGTGTCTTGTATAGAGGGTCTATGATAAGGATTGTTGGCTTGATAGCGGTTAGCCATCTGCTGAGGACTGCCATCCCTGCCTTACTGTCTAGCTTGAGGTAAGGTTCCGTCCAGACATAAAGGTTGCCACGGATTCTTCCTGTCCTTCCATTCACTGCCTCCCAAGAGTGAACCATCTTAGTGAACCTCTTGTGAAGTAGAGGATGTGGTATCTCAAACTGGAGGTAGATGACTCTATGCTCGCCTTTAATGTCAAAGTGAAGATAGGGTACACAGTCCACCAGAGATAGGCTCAGGGCCTTAGCTAGCATCGACTTGAAACTATTTTTCCTGCCATAGATTATGGCCTTGTTCTGAGCATAGAGGATACCATTGCCAATGTATGCCTCAGGGTAGTTGGGTTTCCATTTGAGGAAGTCGCCTAGCTTTTGTGGTTCCATTAGGCCCCTTCCCGTAGTCCTAACCTGAGCCGCCACTTACTGACCGTAGACTGGTCTACACCTAATCGGGCACCTACCTCCTCAAGAGTACCAAGTATGAGCAATGTTTCCATGGGTAGGCCATGCTTGTCCTCTAACAGTTCCATCAGGCGTGTCTTACAGGGGTCAGGTGGGAGCGTAGGTGTATCCTCAATATGGCCTTTGCCAACACGCTCTAGGCCACGCTTGGCAAGTATGTCACGGCGGATACGCTCCTTGAAGCCTAGCCCTGGCATGGCTCCTCCTCTTGTGCCTGGGCCTCGGCGGGAGTACCCAGAGACTCGGCTATCTCATTCGCCAGAGGCACATACGCCGACTTGAACCCACCATCCTGCACCATCACGTACTCAAACAGGCGGTCTAGTAACGCCCGCTGCTCGGCGGTGGCCGGCTCTAGCTTTCGTACATCACGTCGCCACTGTTGCTTGGCTTGGAGGAACGCCTCCTCCGCTGCCTCTATCTTCTCAAGCAACTCGTCGCACCGCCTAGCGTGTTCTGCCTTCGCCTCGTCCAGTTCGCTCTTGGGCACCGACAAGCCAGTGAACACGACACTCCCGCTCTGTAGTAGTTTGGCTTCCGCTGCCTCGGCCCTAGCCTTCATCATCCGCCAGCCATTGAAGTAGGAACTACACTCGTGCATGGCTCGCTTGCCTCTTGCATTTCGGAGGGACAACTCAACGGTCAGCTTAGCAACGTCGTCATCCGCTGCCTCAGCCCACTCCAGTAGCTCCTTGGGGAAATCAGATGCGTTCTTCACCATGTCCATCCATGCCTCTGCGTCCTCGGCCTGCTCGATGGCCGCATCCCGCTCAGCTAGGAACTTAGCCGCGTCATCGTGCGCTCTCAAGAAGCGGGCATTCGTGGCAGCAGCCCATCTCCGCGCCCCATCCCTCTCTCCCATCACATCCATAGTCACCGTGTTCGCCCTGTCCCGCTCCTCTTGGGCCTGCTGGAGTTGGTCACTGAGGCTGACAATGGTGTTGTAGCTATCCGCACTGATGAGGGCAATTTGGTGCCAGTCCTCCGACATCTTACGGACGCTAGGGAACTGCGCATGTTGCTTGGCCTTCAGGGCCAAGAGACCTAATTGCGCCAATGGTCCAGCCATCACTTCACCTCCAGCGCGTCCAGGGCGGCACAGGCAGCAGCCAGTTTGTGTAGTGTCGGGATGTTTATTGAAACGACGGCGGTGTTGCGCCAACGCTGCATCCTCATGCCGTTGATAATAGCCCGCTTGAGTGGCAGAAGCGCGGCCGCTACCTGCTCCCTCGCCTCCGGTGGCAGCCAGCCCTTGCCTACGTCGGTATAGAACGGTCCCTTGCCTGGGCGATCTGTGTAAGGATAGTTGCAATCTGGGCCACAAGGTTGCGGGCCTGGAGCGCCGCAAATACAGCCCTTGCCTGCGTCGGGGGAGAGGGCGGCACGGGCTAGCTCAGCCTTTTGCAGCAGGTCGGCCTCCTCTTCATCCTCGCCTTCCTTGCAGTTTGCCGCACGTACACGAAGGGCTAATTCGCACCATTCAAGCGCCGCGTCCTTCGCAGCGATGGCAGCCTCCAGGCGGGCGACCTGGGCCTGTAGTTCCTGCTCTTTACTCATGACTTCATCTCTTAGTTGCAACTCCATGGCCAGCTTGACATCCAGGGTGCCCAACCTTGCTCTATCCATATCTCATAGGCAATGGCCGCGTTCTTTACAGGATCATCCCAATCTGTCCAGTAGTTCCAGCCTCTTGCTGTGAACCTCCAGGCATGGACGGGCATCAGTTGGAACAATCCTTTGGCCCCACTGGGATTGCTCTCCAGGGGATCGAGCCCTGACTCGCTACAGGCGACTGCTGTGGCTGTTGCACAGTCCCAGGGGTAGGAGCAGATAATAACCCCAATGCCTTCAGTTGGTGCTGGAGCCGCTTCAAGTATCGGCGTGGGTATTTGCGTTCGAGGAATGGGTCGGGGCGTAGGTGTGACATCTATCATCCCTTCCTTTCCCGGCGTGGGCGTAGCCGACCACGCTTCCTCCGTGATGGACTCGGTTTGGTTCCCTTCCTCTGAATCTTGTGTTGTGGCATCTACCTCCTCACCCTCTGGTAGTACCACCACGACTCTACTAGGGATAGTATCACGCAGACCCCCATCCCTATAGCCGCTCCAAGTAGAAACCACATTGCGTCCGTCATCTCCTTGTTGAACATGGTTGCCTCCAAGCTGACTAGCCCCAACAATAGCTGCTATACAAAGGCATGTGGAGGCTACCGCCAGGGTGTAGCGCCCTATGCTCCACCTCTCAAGTTAGGCATCATTGGCTCCTCTCTACTCGGCCGATCTCATCATGCAGAGCAGTATCGGCATGTTCACGGTCAGACTCCTCTTGGTTGAACCTGTCCTCTAGCTCCCGCAGGCGTATGCGTGTGGCCGACAGCCTCTCGTCGATACCACTCATACGCTCACCGTGACCTAGTAGGGTATTCTTGAGGTCAGTCGTGAGATCACCAACACGCTCACCGAGGTCCTCAATGTTGGCCTTAAGTTTGGCTATGTCACCGTTCATGACAGTCTCCTTTCTGCTACATCACAGGCCAGTAGGGCCAAGGAGCCAGGTGAGTAGCCAGTGAGGAGCACCCGTTGGTGTGACGTGAGACTCCCCGACCCTACAGGAATGTGATGTCTAGACATCAAATTTGACATTTCTCCAAGGTAACTCCATTACCTCCAACAGCCTCTTAGACACACCACACCTGACACAGTATATGCCTACGACTAGTTGTAGTGGAGACCTGGGCTTAGACCACTTGTGGCCACACCTTCTACAGAGGTACCTTCGCCACCAACCAAGCATGAGTTAGCCCCAGGCCTCTATCAGCTTGACTGTGACATAGGCTGTGATAGCTACGGCCCAGATAGCCCAACCCAGGTACGCTATAGCCTTCCAGTACATCATGCCGTCCCCCTCCCGGGTGGTTCTCTCTGGGCCTCTAGACCCGCCTCATAGCCAGCCTGCCAACAAGGGCAGTCGCTTGTAGTGTGCTGCTCACTAGGCTGGTCGCAAGCAGCGGTGCAGATGTCCTCCTTGGGAGGGCCTCGTATCTCCCGCTCACTGCGGATGATGTCCTCTGGTGCCATATCCATCATATCTGCTCCTTCACTGCCAGCCCACAGGCCGACTGAAACTTCCTTAGCTCGAACCTAGTGTTGTCGTTGTAGAACATCCCCGCAAGGACATAAATGGTGTAGACAATTGCCTCTGGCCCTGTGATGCCTGGTGCGTGCCTTGTGGTATGCTCTAACTGTGCCCTCATCACCCTAGCTACTGCCTCATGGTGTTGCTGAGTAAACACTATGCTCCTTTCCTAACTTCTACACCCACCGCCCCTGAGGAGGACTGGCCACGTTTCCGCTGAGTCTCACAGCCCTCCTCTAGGCGGACCCAAAGGGAGAAGGGCGATGGAGGTAGAAGTTATTTGCTCCTGCTTCCCCCGCTGCCCTGGTGATAATCATAACCAGGGTGCGGTCCACCTTCACCATCTGGCCGAAGCCAGGGGGGTGCGGCGAGGGCAGAGGGGGTGGCAGGAACCACCCTAATTGAATACCTCATCTTGGCACTTCTGACACAGACCTGATATAGCATACTCCTTTCGACTCAGCCCATCCTTGAACTCTGTAGCAGGGCCACTACAGCCAACAGGTGAGGCAATACACCTGCTAGACTTAATAGCTGTGGTGCGGCCCCATTAGCGTTCTAGGAGGGCTTCTATCTCAGGGTGTTTCTCACTAGGCTCAGGCACTAGAATACTCCATTCGGTTTGGGGCACTCACATCCTAAGTACCAGACCTTCTGAGGCTGGCCGTGGAAGATGATAAGGCCTTGCTTCTCCTCACGTTCACATAGACAGGTTGAACATCTAAGGATCGTGTCCATGTGAGGTTGCCTAGACACACGGTAGAATCCTATTCGCATGGTTCGCTGCTCCTTTCAGAGTGGGCCGGTAGGCTGGGTCAGGGTTGAGGATGCCTCTCACTATTCAGTTGTAGACCTACCGGCCCTACTCGCTAACCTAGCCTGTTGCTACAGGCTCGTCCTCGCAGACCATCTCGTACTCTGATTCCTCTTGCATACGGTAGCCCGTTACCTTCTTGGTGATCTGGCAGTTAGAGCCAGCAGGGAGGCCATTGAACTCAACCCGTAGCCCTTGCTTGAAGCCAGGTAACTCATTCAGGGAAAAACTGTAACCGACCTGGCCGCTCCACTTTACCAGGGTACGGCGTGGCTTTTTGTAGGTTTGGTCTGGATGTTGCCCTAATAGATAGGTATACAGCTTGTCCACGTCGGCGTGAAGGGCATCCGCTGCCTCTGGGCCGTTGGCAGGTTCTTGGGGCCAAAGGCTAAGACTGCTAGGAGTCAAATTCCCGATGCGATAGCGCCTTTGCACAAACGAGGGCAAGATGTCCTCTATCTTGTCAAGCAGGTCTAGCTCCCCAGTAACCTTGCGTAGCCAATAGAGCGAGGTTTTCCTCTGCTCACGGTAGGCATCATGCTCACTCATCTGACTCTCCTTTCTCCATAATACTCCCTCAGCCAGCAGGTCAGGCAAGTGCAAGGATATGACCCCTCACCTGGTATCCTACTAGTTGAGACTGTACCACATTGAGGGCAATACTTAGTCATCAGGTTCCACCCCACATGCCTTAAGGAACCTCTCCCTGTCAAACTGTGGGTTGTCAGCAGCAAGGTGGTCAGCAAGGCGCTCTGCCACCCTACGCTTTGACTCCAACATCAGGTGCTTGCTATGGACGGCAGCAATTCCCTCTGGCTCAGCCCTAAGGAACTTTGCCAAGTCGTCGTAGTGCCTAGTGTTGTACCTAGGATTGGTTGGGTACTCAGGCATAGTTTATCCCTCCACTTGCCTTGAACTTGGTAGGACCGACACAATGTTACCTGCATTGACACCTGCATGGTACGCCTCTGGCTGGACATTTACCGTCCTGCCACGCCTCAGGTCAGGATACTCCTGGTGCATAAAGGTATTAGTCTCCTCAGTGAGATTGACCACTAGCGCACGAGTGTTTGCATCCTGGCCTAGCTCCAACTCCTGCAACCTCTCACCTATCCGGTTGATGGCACCTAGCAGGAACGATCCCTTCCAAGCACTGTTGACTGGTCGCCCGAGAAACTCCTGCACCCCTGCCTGAGTAGATGCAAGTATCTCTAACTGGCCAGTGAGCCAAGAGGCCATCTCCTTGACCGCCTCAACATTGTGCTTGCGGCCAAGGATGTGACTCTGGCCATTTGAGATGACTGTGCGGCAGAAGTTGTGTCGGGCGATTGCACTGAGGAGAAAGCGTTTCCACTGTACTGCCCCTACATCAAACATCTCATTTAGTACAGGGCAGGGCTCAGCACCCTCCTCACACTCTGCATCGGCCATGTCTAGATTATACCTGAGGAGCATGGCCTGTAGCCGCTCCATTGCCAGAGACGCTTCATGCTCAGTGGCAGCCTCATCAGATGCAAGGCGTAGTAGTACTCGCACCTTCTCAAGGATACCTTCTGGTGGTGCGGTGGTCATGGCCTCATCTTGCCAAACCAGCGGATGAAGGAGGACCTAATATGGCCTCTGCACTTAGCACAGTAGCCACCATACACCCTCCTTCCATGCTTACTGTGGCATAAAGGATTGCGACACGGCATCGCTCATGCTCCTTTCTCTGGCTACTCCAACCGAGGGGCTGGCAGGGTCCACACCTGCGTCCAATGATATATCCTTGGCTCACAGCCCCTTGGTGAGACTAACCCTCCGTGTACTCCTGGCGTGGAGCCTCATCTATCAACCGTATGATGCATGATGCCCTTCGCCAGTTCTCCGGGGGCCCACTGATGTTGGCCAGGACCTCACGGACGAAGGCCATATCGTCCTCATTGATTTCCAATGTGATGGCCTTCCACTTGTCAGGCATTGTGGTACTCCTCCTTTTGCTAGACCACCCGGTGCTGTTACCAAGGGGAGCACCTCCGATTCGTTGGAGGCGTTACCAGCAAGGACACAATTAGTTGTGTTCTCCCTCGCCTTAGCAACAGCACTGGAAGGTCTAGCCTCCCAGTTGCCATTCTATTCCTCGAACTCCTTTGGCCAGTGCTCCCCAGCCAAGGCTTCGTGCTTCCCTAAGGCGTAGAACCATGTGTCGAAGAGGAGTTCAAGCGCATGGCGGAAGCACAGGCATAGTTGGCTTCCATAGATACCTCCAATAAAGAAGGCAGCATTCGCTCCGCAAGTCTCACACTTTGGCATGGTACTCCTTTCGCGCTACTCACCAACTTGCTACCTACCAGTTTAACCCTATAACTTGCGCTTGTCAAGTGATAACTGGTTAACTTGGCATAGAACTTGTGTGCTAGTAGATATGATTAAGTGCATATACATTACCATGCCAACCCGCGCCACAGTCTAACTGTTAACCCGCACAATCAATAACACAATACCGCCATAGCCTCAGATACAGTAAACACATTAAGGTGTTGTTTTAGTGTATAATCACGAAAGCCCGAGAAATCGCTTGACAGCTAATGTCCTGGGGTGTAAGGTGAAGATGGTAGTCAGCACGTTAACAATCATAGACGCGGCTCAGAGTGGCGAGAGCCCAACTTGGGGCCGCAACTAATAGAGATGGCGACATCTCAGGAAGGAATCCCAATGCCAGAACAGGAGACTGTGACTCTCGCATCCGAGGGAGCGAGAATCAAGCGTCTGGAAGCTGACTTGGCAGATGCAGTCAAAGCGCAAGAGACTGCTATCACGGCCATGACCAAACGCCAGAAGGATGCCAGCACAGATGAATTGCTGGCACTGGCCGATGACGTTCGAGTGGCCAAGTCGAAGTGCGATGGCGTGCAAGCCACAATCAACGCCAGCCAACGTACCATCGGCCGACTCGAATGGGAAGCCAAAAGCGCAAAGCTGACGGCCGTTCTTAACCCCATTGCTAGTCAAGTGCGCCAAGCCATCGTGAACGCCAAAGCCACCATGACAGAGTTCAAGGTGACTGGGGTGGTGGTGACTGTGACAGACGTGGACAAGGCCGATGTTATGGTCGCAGTCAAGCCCACGGGCCCAGACGTTCCAAAGCCGCCCGCGAAGCGTGGGAGTGGCGGAGGTGGCGGTGGTGGAGGTGGTCGCGTTCCACTGACTGTTGATGACACCGAGTACGCTAGTGCAAACGCTGCGCTGATGGCCATATTCCCCGACTTCGAGGGCAAGATGGGGCGTCAGGCAATCATAGCCAAGCTGGAGAAGGCAGGCCACACGGTCAGCTAAACTGCATATACCCCCTAGCAATTAAGTGCTGACTACTGCTAGGGGGTTTTGCTTACCTTCCCTCACAGAACATTAGTTCTGATAGGAGTGGGGGTGTTTGTGCTGGCCAGCTATAGACGCTCCCTATACCGCCCACCCATCATAGCCACCACCTATCCGAAGCTATGCCTACGATCGGGGTATCCTATACACACACGTAAGGCTCTCCTCGCCATTTTTACCAAAATCACAAAACGACCCGAACACATGTTCCACCCTCAATGGACATGAGGCTTCACATAGTCATCGTATAGGTTGGGGCCATATCCCATGAGTGCCTCAGTGGGCACAAAACCTGCACCAGTGTTACTAACAGATAGGTGGTACTGCCTGAACACCATGATGACACCAATAAGACAATCAAACCAGCCATCGGCCTGCTGTACCATCTCTAGGGCTGCCATCTCAGGCACCCAGATGGGACAGGATAGCCAATGTGGTAGGTTGTGTACTGTAGCTTCCAACTCGCGCTTGTTCATAGCTCTACCAGAAGGGTATTGCTAGGATGTTGTTGATGATAAAGCCTACCATCATAACAAAGATGATGAGCCAGATGACATAGGCTATAGCACCTCCAACTGTGACTTTCATTGTATCTTCCTCCCTGGCACTATTGATGGCCTTAGATAGCCACCAAGTTGTTCGGCATGGATTTCCTCTTTGCTGGTTGGATCATAAGGGCCCTTGTGCCTGAACTCTCGCTCCTTTCCACAATACTTGCACTCGGCCTTGTTGCCATCAGAGCCTTGAGGCCTAAACATCCAGTGATGGGCCTTGGTGGGAGACCTTCTACAGTAACCAGGCTTCATGACAGGAACCTCTTTAGCTTCTCATGGATGATCTTTGTCCTCTGTTCATCTCTCCTGTTCATTAACTTTACAATCCCAACCCCTGTGGCCTCTATCTCTACCTTTAGCGCTATAAGCTTCTTGGCACTCTGCTCTAGTTTGATAGGGTCCTCGGTAATGAGAATCTGTCGGTACAGTTCTGCCCTGCGCCTCACTAGTCTCCTTCTGTGCAGTTTCACCTCGTTGCTCAATTGGTGCAATGCTCCGGTTCCATCTGGCCGTCCGCCTCGTCTGTGCTCTTTCCTCCATTCAGACTTATGCAGGTGGTAGACAATCATCCACTTGCCTAAACAGGCCATATGTAGGCGGCTATACCTGAGGCCTTCCCTCTTGCCAACCCTTCTCTTGCCGGTAGGCTCCTCAAACTTATCTCTCTTGAGGGATGCCCGGCGGAGCTTCTGGACGGCCTCCTGCACCTTTCCAAACCGAGTCATCACTAGTGCATGGAGTTCTCCAACTTTAATTAGCTCCTTGCAATGCTGGCAAAGGGCAGTCTCGGTGATCTTTTTATTTACATGTAGTAGGCCTATGAACATGAACGACTCCAATACTCTTATTACTACAAGTGTATAATAGCATGGGGGTCGTCTCATGTCAATATGGGTAGTGTGTGTACACTCTTTAGCATTATATGACTCCCACACGACCCCTCCATAGTTACACTCTCTATGTAATAGATGTTTAGTAGTCGTCTGCGCCTTCAGATGGCTATAAATGCACACCATTACACACGAAAACACTCAAATAGCTACGCATATCACTCCAAATAGCTTGACAGCCACCCCTCAAACGTGTTACAATGAGAATGGAGAGATGGAACCTATGGAAACTCCAGAAGGCGTCCAGATCGTGCCCACAGGCCAAGCAGAGCCCAATCCTGACGACATCGAGCAGACTCTAAGGGCCCAACTTCCTCTATTTGAGAACCCAAGGAAGGCTGACTACCTCGCAAATAGGGCCTGTGGGTTCAGTATCAGAGAATCTGCTGCCCTTGCTCACGTTGCACAGCACACTATCTCTGACTGGAGGCGCAATGACCCTGTATTTGCTGAATGGGAGGGCCAGAGGCTAACATACCTTCAGACCAATCTCCTTGGCATCGTCCAGAGGGCAAAGTTTGCCCGCAATATGATGCTAGGCATGATTATTGATGGCAAGGTGTTGCAGAAGGCAGCCTTTAGTGGCCTGGCCAGTTTAATAGAGGTGGAGAAGGAGTACCTCCTCAAGCTGGCCCGCAAAATGTACGATCCGCAGGCCCTTCTGGCCCTTGAGCGAGCCTGTGGTGAGGCACCTGATGACGGTGATACTAATATCAGTATTGAGAAAGCTGTTGTCCTCGTGGATGGCCGAGAGGTGACGACAGTAGAGGCCAAGCAGGCTGCTGCTAGTCAACTACTAGAGCAGTTCACTGCCAATAGAAACAAGTTCATTGCAGATGATCGGGACGGGGAGCTAGTTGAAGGCAAGGTAGTCAATGTTGACGGTGAGTAGCCTAATCAAGTACCTCAAGGCCAAACAGTGCCTCTATCCACAGATGCACTTAGAGACTATGTTACGCTTTGACAGGCTACTGACCTGCCATGAGGTCGGTGTGAGGACGTGGAGAGGTTGGCGTAACAAGTGGTAACGGCAACTAGGCCTCCACAACTGTCCCAGGTAGGTGCCCTGGCTATCGCTGCCCGTGATGGCGACCAGCGGACCTATGCCAAGGCTGTCCATAACTATGAGTATGAGTTCTACCAGGATGCCTGGGCACATGGCCTAGAGACTCTCAACGAGGTAGTCATCGTTTGCCCTCCTGATACCTACAAGTCCACAACCGTTCGCCACTTTGTTGAGCGGGCCATTGGGAGGAACCCCGACATCCGCATCCTCTGGATAATGAACGCTGGCGATCAGGCCATGAAAAATGTTATGGCCGTCAGGCAAACCATAGAGGGCAACAATGTCTACCGTCAGGCATTTGGTATTGCAGAGGATAAGGACTCCCAATGGACTAACTCTGTTCTGTTTGTCAAGCGGGACTACAAGGGCCCTGACCCTACTCTCATGGGTGCTGGCATTAATGGTCCTTATCAAGGCCTCCACTTTGATATTGTTATCCTCGATGACCTCACTGACCAGGAGGACCCTCGCAGTCCCACTACCATGTTGGCCCAGGAGGAGAAGCTCCGTGGGGTCATCATTGACCGTGTGTTGGAGGGTGGACGTATCATTGGTATCTGCACTCGTTGGGGTGAGACCGACCTAGTGCCCACCTTTGCCGACATGGGCTTTACTATAGTCGAGATGCCTATTGTGGGTGATTACCCTTGGGGGCCAACTCTCTCACCTACACGCTTTCCCCCTGAGCGCGTCGAGATCATACGCCAGAAGAAGGGTGATGTCCTCTTTGCCATGACCTTTATGTGCAATCCACAGGCTGTTGGGGGTAATCTCATCAGCCGTGAGCATATTGGTTACTGGGAGAAGGATACATTCCCTACGAAGTCGATGCCCTTCTTCATGGGAATAGACCCATCAGCTTCCCTCAAGACCTATGCCGATCACTCCGCAATAGCTACAGTGGGAATAGATTGGAAAACGAGGGTCATGTACCTCGTAGACATGTGGTGTAAGAGGGTAGAGACTCCTGACCTTGAATCCCAAATCGTCAGGAAGTTTAGGCGCATGGGTGCTATACGGAGGATAGGCCTTGAGACTAAGGGTTTCCAGTTGAGCCTGTTGCAGGGTATGAGGAGGCGCTACCGGCTTCCGTTTAAGGAAATACCCTACCGCACCCGCCGCACCCAGATGCAGAAGGTAATAGCAGTTGATAATGACAAGGTGGGCCGGGCTCTCTACCTTGACTCTCTATTCTCTAGTGGACGGCTATTGATTCCAAGGGGCCTTCCGCTAGTAGAGGGTATTTCCCTCGAATCGGAACTTTGCACCATCCCTAATGGTAAAATGGACGACCGCATGGACGCCTTGGCCTTTGCCTGTGTGCTTGCTGAGGGCGCTATGCCTATGAGTCTCAAGGTCCGGATAAGGGGGTTCTAGTGGCAGAGATGACAGAAGTTGATGCCGCCTACGTCAACCGCCTTCGAGAGGAGTTAAAGACCGAGTTCTCAGGTCTCCATAAGCGTATGTCTGAGATTGAGTCGATACGCTACCTGGAGGATGACATAGGGCTGCCCGCAGAGGAACGCTCCTCTGGCCTGGAGATCCGCATTGGCGCGACAGGTGAGTTGATCGAGAACGTTAAGGCTGCTCTCACCTCCAATGTCCCTGTGGTGGTCTTCAAGCCTTTGCGCTCTGGTTCTGATGCTAAGGAGAACAGCAACAAGCGGGAGAAGTTCTGGGCGGAGTACCTCAAAACTATAAACACTCCTGTGCCTGTGTTCCCTGAGCTTGCGGATGCGCAGGCTGGACCTGGTGTTGGTATCCTCAAAGGCATGTTCTACCCTTGGCCAAAGACAGAGCGTAGACGCCTCAAGAGTGAGCCCGGAACAAAGGCAGGGGATAAGGCCTATAAGGATCGCCAGAAGGCCCTTAAGCGTCTGTGGGGGCCGCCCTTTAGGACCATCACCATCCATCCCCTTACGTTCTTCTTTCGCCTTGGTGATGGCAACCAGATTGTAGAGTCTATTGAGCACTCCTACAAGCCTAGGCGTGTCCTTGAGAAGGCCTATGGCAAGTTTGGTGTTCAATCGGAGCCTGTGAAGGGTGATGAGGCCCTGCGGCAAGCTGGAGTTGCTGGGCAGCCCGATGAGGAGATCAGGCCACTCCCCGCTGGTGCAGACACCTCCACTATGGCCCTTGTCACTGAATACTGGAACCCTGAACTCTACCAGGTCTATGTCAACAATGAGAAGGTGTGGGAGGAGAAGGATCCTAGCGTCCGTTATTTCCTGGCTGTGGGGCGCACTACCAGCAGTAAGGACCCCGACAAGTTTGGTATGTCTGTGGCCGAACTAATGAGGCACAACGAGCCTACTATCAACCGTGCCCTTACGCGCGTGGCCGAGGCTATGGAGATAGTTGTTCGTCAACGTCAGACCGTAGAACTTCCTGAAGGTTCTAGTGAGGGCCTGATGGATCCTCCTCGAAGGCTTGTTACCACGGGGGAGGGTGAGGGTGGTGAGTCTAACGAGCCTGTGGCTCGCACCTGGAGGTTCAAGGCAGATGTGGCCGAGGCTCTACCCGCTGGTGCCAAGCTTGTCAATGTCTTTGAGGGTGCCGAGAGTGTCTTTGGCGCCTTGCCCTTCATCCAATTTATGATGCAGATTCTAGGTACTCATGGTGTCTCACCTATCTTCAAGGGTATCCCACCTGGTGCTGCTGGCTCTGGCTACCGTGACAACTCCATCTACCTTATGGCTCTAAGTCAGTTCCAGTACATCCTAGACTCCTTCGCCGCCTGTGTCACCGAGTATGTCCGCTGGATGGAGGAGCAGGTTGTAAAGAAGGCAAAGCAGGAGGTGTTTGTGAATGATCTCTCGCTTACGCCCGAGGACATACGTGACTTTCCCTCTATCATTGAAATCCACATTGAGCCTCTTCTACCGCAGAACATCATCGCTATGGGCCAGTTCTACGCTCGTATGCACGCCGAGGGTCACGCAACCCGCCGCATGGTTATTGAGAAGGGTATGCGGGAGCAGCAGCCTGAGGAGATCATCCGTGAGATGTACCTCGAGGATGCCCAGGCCATGATGCAGCCCATACTCATTCGAGATGTCCTCCAAACTGTGGGTGCTATACCGCCACCTGCGCCGGCCCTGGTTGGCCCTGATGGTAAGCCTATCAGCAGTGGTGGTAACGGTGCTACTGGCGGCCCTGGAGGTGTAGAACAACTCATGGCCGAGATCATGAGTGGGAAGGGCACCAGAGGACAGCGTCCCGGTGCTGGTGAGGCTGGTCAGGCTATGGGTGGCTACACCCGTGCTGGCCAATCTCGCCAACCGCCAGAGGAGGCCGGAGCTTCGCCCGGATTGGAGCAGCCTGTCTAATGCCCATTATAGCTGGCCCTGAGCTAGACAAGATCAAGAAGGAGCTAATCGAGTGGTATCTAACCACGAGAGAGTGGCTCATCAACACCCTAGAGGAGGGTGGCTATCCCTACGGTGCTCATGAGCTATCACCTGCGGAGCAACTCCAAAAGTTTATGGCGATGACTCCTGAGGAGTGGCGCTACATGACAACTAAGCTGGCCGAGAGGTATCGTGGTCGGCCCGACCAGCGTGAGTTGGTTGAGGCTGACCTCAGAGACTACACGACTCGCATGACTCGGATGATGGGAGGTGTGGCAAGATGATACGCAAGGTGTTTGTGGGTGGCAAGCCTTACCTGTTGGACGAGGATGGCATCATGCTCCCACCTGTCATGGGAGGGCAGGAAGTCTATGGCCCACCTGTTCCTTCAGATTATGTGCCTCCGGTGGGTTCGCAGACGCCCCCTGGTGGCGTCTATGACGCTGTTACTGGGCAGCCACCAGGTACTCCCATAATGCCCAACCCTGATGACTACTGGGTTAAGATGGACTCGGATCCAAACTCTCTCACGTTTGGCCAGGAGTTACCGGCGTCACCTGGTGAGGCAGGGGCCTGGCAAAACGTCTACTCCTACAACAAAGACCTGGCCGACTACTTAGAGTTCGGTACGCCTGGGGGCCCTGGTGGCCCTGGAGCCACTACTGGCCCTACCGCTGCCGAACTGGCCATTGAGCAGTCGAAGGTGCAGGCCGCTAACATGGCCAATTACCTTGATGGTGTGATACGAGGTGTTGAGGCCGAAATATCCGCTGGCCGTCTTAGCCTTGAACAGGCTGAGGCAGAGTTCAATCGCCGCATGGATGCTCTTGGTGAGGCTGGCACTCAGATGGCTGCGATGTGGCAGTGGACTGTGCCGGAGGATGCTGGTGCTCTACATCCTGACATCAGGGCAAACCTGGGCATGGAGCCCTGGGAGTCTCAGCCTATGACCTGGGACCCTTATGCCCTTGCACAGCAGATTATAGCTGAGACTCCTGAACTCACCGGTCAGCCAATTGCAACCGATCCAATTCAAGAGGCCATTGAGCTGGCCCAGGGGCTCATCTAGGAGGTTCCATTATGGCTCCTGAATACCCTTATCAGACCTGGCAAAGGCTCTTTGGGCGCGGTTGGCCTTCGTTCGCTGAACTAGCCGCTTTGTATGCTAGGCGAGGCATCAAAGCCGCACCTGGTTCATATGAAGGCAACATAGCTCTCCAGAAGGCTGTGCTAGGAGGCTGGGACCCGTATGCACCAGTTCCTAAACCTGCACCTAAACCTGCACCAAAGCCTGCCCCTAAGCCTACGGGCAAGCCTGCGGAGTATATAACTCGTTCTCCGTCTTCTACTGCGATGCAGATCGAGCCTGGGATGTGGCAGGCTATTGAGGAGGAGCGCCTTGAACTAGAGCGCCAGATTGCTGCGGAGTTAGCTCGGCTGGAGGCGGAGCGCATTGAGCTAGATCGGCAGCGGGCGGAGGCGGAGCGTTGGGCTATAGAGGGGAAGCTAGCCGTCTCACCTATTGACTTTGTAGCCTACGAGTTGTACAAGCGTGAGTTAGAGGCAGGAGGCTACACACCCAAGACTGGCGCAGCGGCCACCGATCCTGAGATTCAAGCTATGGTCAGCCAGATAACAGGGGAGGTAGGTGGTGGCGGCTATGGTGGAGAGTTTGGCACCTACATTCCTGCTATCCAACAGTGGTCACGCTCAGGGTTCCAGGATGTGAGCCCTGATGAAATGGCAATCATTAGTAGTTTCCTGAAGGCGGGACTAACTCCCTCCGGGGACGGGGAGGAGTTCAGCTATGACCCTCAGGAATACTTCCGTGAGATGGAAGAGGGATTCGTCCCCTTCATCCAGACACCAGCACAAACCCGTTATCAGTTCTAAGGAGGTTATCATGCCAGATGGAAGGCCTTATGGAGTAGGGTCTGCTGTAGACACTGACCCACGCCGACGCCGGATGTTACAGGTTACACAGGGCTTTCTGAATCAAGGACCTGCTAGTGCCGGTGCAGAGCCTCGTACTCGCCCTAGCACGTACCCAGATGTTAGAGGGTTTGCCAGCACCCCTGTTGGCAAAATGCTCCTCAGGAACATTATGGCACGGATGCAGGGGGCACGAGGACAAGCTCAGCAGAGGCCTATTAGGAGGTAGCCTTGCCTAACTTCTGGGAGTATGAGCCTCAAACAGAATACTCCTCCCGTCGCTCTGGCCGATTCAGGCGTCGGGCTACCCAAACGGCCTTTAGGCGGTTTGCGCGTTCTGCTATGCAGCAGCGTGGCTACGACCCTGACATGCTTACTCCTCTAGGAACTGATGTCTCCTTGAGCCCTGGGGAAATGGAGAGCATGGTTCCTGGTGCTGAGCAGCGGCTAAGGAGGATGCAGGACCAACTCAAGCGCCTTGCTGACATGGCCGAGATGCCTCAGTTGGCGTTTGGGGCTACACCAGACCCTATGGGAGAGGTTGCCAAGGCCTACACTGGGGCTACTCCACAGGAGCGTAGTGCTGCTACCTCTCTTGTAGGTGAGGACTATCTACGCCACCAGGAGCTACTAAAGGAATACTCCCCTGAGCAGATAGAGATATGGCGGGATGTGGCCCGCCGCACTGATAAAATCATGTTGGAGTCAGGGCTAGAGGGGCCTCATCTAGTGAATGGTAAGATGCTCAAGGATGTCCATTGGGATGAGGCACAGGAGGAGGCTGTTCAGCAGGCTATCAAATCACTAAGCTGGGATGAAGTTAAGACTATTAGCCCTAGCAAGGGCCTCTTTGGTGATCTTCTAGGCAACTTTGGCAAGTTCATGTCCTGGATGGAACATGGTGCTGGCCCTCTGATAGGTGGCCCGCTGGCTCGTACTGCCGATGAGGGCTTTCCCTTCCTCGACCCTGAGGGCCATACTGCCTTTGAGCGTGGTGCTGAACTGAGCCGACCTGTGGCCCAAGACCTACTCGAAGGCACTGCTATGCGCTTTGAGATGATGGAGGAGGGATTTGAGGAGGTCACAGGCATCCATACCCGTATAGTCAGTGATGCTACTAGGAGTCAGGTTGCAGAGGATATACTCACAGAAGTCATCAACCCTGCTGCCCTAGTCCTTGTGGCACCTATAGTCATGCAGGGTACAGCAGGCCTCCGTGGTGGTGCCCTTGCCAACAAGATGGCGTCTAACCTCCTTGGCACCGGCATGGAACCTGAGTTGGTAGGGGGAACTGCTAGAGGGCTGACTGCTATTTGGAGGGGTGGCCTTGGGGTCCTACAAACTGTCCCCAGGAATGTCAGGAATACTCGTGTATTCCAGGCTGCTCTACATGGTGAGGCCACTGTACCTAAGATGGCTAGAGCCACGGATGAGGTCGTAACATCCTTCCGGGGGGCCGAGAAGGGTGGGATGGAGATGGGCCTGTTTGGTACTGAAGGGTCCGGCCTTTATGTGACCGGTGACCGCGCACTTGCGGAATCCTTTGGCGATGTACAAGAGATTCAGCACATCGCCCCTCGGAATCCTCTCATTGTCAAGAATGAGCCCCTCTATATACTTAGGGAGGACCCTAGGGTGTATGAGGTAGTCAGTTCTACTGATTCCCTTTGGGCGCGGCTGAACAAGGAGGCCGTGAAGGAGGGAAAGCTCACTGCCGAAATCGTAGCCCAGAAGGGCACTCACTCCCCCTTTGGGATGGAGGCATGGCCTAGAGCGATGAGGCGGACCTCACGCATCCTGGCACAGAAGATTCGTGCGGCGGGATATGATGCCGTTAGGGTACTTGATGTGGATGGTGCCTGGGAGGTACTGTTAGATCCTAGTCTGACGCGTGATATTTTGGCACCGAATCTACTTAGACGGGCTGAGGAGCTATTTACCTCCTCCAAGAAGGCTGTAGCAGAGGCCCTGCAAGAGACTAATGCCTACCGTGCAGGAGTCAAGGATGGAAGGCTCTCACAAGAGGCTCTTGATCAGTCTCTTATGGCCTTGGGGCAGCGTCGCAAGGAGTTCACCAAAGCACGTAAGGCTCTGAACACTGCTCGAATCACTAGTGAGCATGATGAGGTGGTGGCCAGTCTCCGTAGCGCTGGTGTGAATGATGAGACTTCAGGCCTTATTGGTCGTGCCTTTGAGCAGAGTGCTAAGAAGGTAGTGGCAGAGGAAGTCCTCCTCAACGCTAAGTGGTGGAGGCAATGGCCTGCTGCCGTTGTGGGGGTCATCACAGGAACTCCACCTGGAGTTGTAGGCCGTCTGGCTAACCGACGCGAGATACTCCTAGGTGCCCTCCGCCGCTACACAGCCGAAACCACTAACCCTATCTTCTCGGATGTCCAAAAGATGTTGAACAAGGAACTCCCTCATATCACCTACATTGGTGAAACCAAGTGGGCTAGTGAGGCTATGGGCACCTACAAGGCCTACCATGTCATCCAACATCCTGAATGGTATGATGGCCTTTCCTATGCTCTCAAGAAGCGTATGGGTGACGCTCAAGAGGCAATGCGTATCCGTCTAGAAGCAGCAAAGGCTATGGGCTATCCCATTAAGGCTCTGGATGGTGCCTATCTAGAGCAACTATGGGAAATCCCACAGTCACACCTGACCGTTGGGGACGTACCTCTACCTGGCCGTGTAAGTGTTGCCAAACCCCGCCTCTTTGATGACTACATGAGGGGCATCAACCAGGGCTTTGTCCCAAAGGAGATGACTGTTGAGGAGCTAATGCAGCACTCCTCTGGTCTACTCGATCAGGCTATCTCCGATGCCTGGATGCGCCAAGAGGTTCTTCGTCGCTTTGGCAAGGTAGGTGGTAAGACAAGGCCAGGTACGGCAGCGTTCCGTCATGTTCTCTACAAGGGTTGGAGTGGCCCTGAGGATATAGTAAACTGGGTCAGCAAGATAGATGCCCCTGTGGGCTCTAACATCCGTGGCATTGGCAACCTGTCTGCTGCCTTCCGTGGCACCGTGTTCGGCCTCGCTGACATTGCTGTAACTGGTGTGCAGTGGCCCCTATCAATTGCCCACGGTGGCTTTCAGGTGGGCCTCGGAACCCTTACCAGGTCCTTGGAACTGGCTGGTATCGACCTCTTCCATGTCTATGCGAAGGATGCAACCTTCATGGGTCGCCTTGTTGATGGTGCGGAGCATGGGCTTCATGTAGGTATCGGCCCCTCATCCATTACGCTCAAGGGTGGCACCGTCGTAAAGTATGCTCCGAAGGTGGGCAAGACCATAGATAAGCCTATCTCCAAGGCTATTGATGTGCTGGCTCAGGCACAGTTTGGCCATGCTTTGACCTTTGTGCGGCTTCGCATGTATGAGGGCAACCTTATACTCCTCAAGATGGTGGGTAAGAACATTGATGACCCTGCTGTGCGCCGCATGGCTGCTGAGTGGGCTAACTCCTGTACTGGTGCCTCCCGTGGGGCCATGACTAGAGGCCGTCGGGCCCTTGAAAGCATCTCTCTCACCTCCGTCCAGATGACAAGGGCTAACCTCTCCGTCTATGGCCAACTAATCTCACAGCTTAGTCCCAAGGCTGGCCGTATGGAGCGTCTGAGGGCTGCTGTGACTCTAGCCAACCTTGGTGCATACACCTACGGCATTCAATACCTATTCAACTCTGCCTTTGGTGATGGGCCTCAGGAGTGGATACCTGGCCGCTCCGACTGGGCCACTATCCGTATTGGTGGCACAACCGTACCCATCATGCCCCAGCGTTCTATCCTCAGAGCCATGGACAAAAGCATCCGAATCATAGAGGACTATGCCAAAGAGGAGCCTGACACCAGCCTGTCTGATATTGCTAAGGCATGGTCACAGGTGGCTGTGGGTAAGGGCTCTCCTCTGGTGGGTGCTCCTTTGGCTGGCCTGTTTGGTATTGGCTTTGAGCCTGAAACTGGTCAGTTCCATGTTGGTGACCTTTCACTCAAGGGTAGAGCTATGGGAATAGCCCCTGTACCTCCCCTTGTGGAACAGATTGCCTTCCAGGAGCGCGATGTCTTGTCACTCACTACTGCTGGTCTTGGCTTCAACCCCTATGATACACTATCAGGTAAGTTGCTCCGTGAGCAGTTCAGTAGTGTCACCAAGGAGGAGTTGAACTGGGAGAGCCCCGCTCATTCTGCCCTGATTGAGGATACTCCTGCACTTAGTAAGCTGTGGGAGAAGTCTAAGGAGGAGTCCCGCGAGTACGGCTCTCAGTCTGCTATAACCTCCTTTGAGATCAAGCAGGAGATCGAGCAGGGTGAGCAGGATAAGGGTATTGTGGTCCTAGCTGAGGCAGTCAAGTCTGGTGACCCTATGGCTACCCAGAGGTGGTCCGATGCCCGTGGTAGTTTCCTTGGCTGGCGTGATGGCAAGTGGGATGAGAGGTTCACTGCGCGTGATCCTAAGACAGAGATTGGTGTCCTAGTCCAGGAACTCTATGCCATCAACCCTAAAAGTCCTGAGTTCACTACCTCTAGTGGAGTAACTGACTGGAGTGCCTTCAATGATGCCAGGGATGCTGTCAAGGCTAAGATGTCTCAGGCTGATAGAAAGGCTATTGAGGACAAAGAGAAGTTCATTAATCCTGTGGCAGAGGCCATTGACAAGGAGTTTAGGGCTGCTCAGGACTCTCTACGCCCTCTCTGGGACCTAGAGGATGGAGTCTGGGAGCGTCTCCAAGGCAAGTATCCTGACTTCCAACAGTACCCTAACATACAGGGTTTCAAGGACGCTAAGGTCCAAGAACTAATTAACAATGGTGTGCCACAGGAGGACATTGCGTGGCGGCTTGAACGGTTGCCTATCATCTCCAAGATTGGTGAGCTAGTCCAGACCATACGGTTCCAATATCGGATGCAGCACCCTGATGTGGATGCTCTCTGGGTCAAGTGGTATGGCGGCACACCTGCTAGACAGCAAGCACAGGCCAGGGGGTCATCAACAACTCGTGGACGCTTTGGTCAGCGAAGGAGTCGTTGATGAAAACTTGGGCAGAACGTGTAGCAACTGCTGAGTCCTCCAAATGTGGTCACTATGGAGGCTGTGGCTGTGCAGCCTTTCAGGGCTGCTGTATGGAGTGTCCTCTGCCCGCGTCGGCATGCGATCGGCCATCTGGCTGGGGGCACAAGCATAACCTGCTCCGTGACGATGAGATGCGTGAGTTGAAACGAGGAGGAGTACCAGTGCAGGACATAGCCAATAAGTTTAGCATGTCAAGGCGGAATACCTTTCGCGTCCTAGCAGGGGGGTGACATTATTGATTTGACAAACTGTGCTCAGACATGCTACGCTTAGACCAGACTGGAGAGTACCATGCCAGATAAGCCACCTGAACCAGACCCAGAGATAATCGCTCTCGCCGCAGCGATTGGTGATGATCTTATACCTGATGTTGAAGCTCCTGCACCTCCAAAGCCGGTTCCTGGAGAGAAGAAGGGTGAGCCCCCTGAGGGCGAGCCTGGCACTTCCGGTGAGACGGCTGAGGAGACTGTAGAGAGGGTTAAGAAGGAAGCCGAGGAGGCTGCTAAGGGCAAGCCCAAAGATGGGGACAAACCTCCAGAGGGGGATAAGCCCCCAGAGGATGACCCCCTCAAGGGTGTTGAGCTTAAAGTGCTCCTCGAGCATTCTGTCCTAGGCCCTGCACTTCAACATTGGTCTGACATTGCGGGCAACACGCGGATAGCCAATGCTCTTGAGAAGGAGCGTGAGTCTCTGGCTGCTACTGCGAAGCTCACCGCTGAGGAGGAGCAGTCGGATGCACACTTCGCCTCTATGACCAAGGAGCAAATCGCTGAGGAGATCAGTGATAACGATGAAGCCGCGGTCAAATATGCCCAGTTTAAGGCCAGACTACAGGCCGGCACCGGTGGTGGCCTCAACCCGGAGGCAGTAGCAAAGGCCTCCGAGGTCTATGCTGTCAGCGCCCAGGTGCTCCTCAATACTCAGATGTTGGAGGGTTCAGAACTTCCGCCCGAAGTGAAGGAAGGGTTGAAGCCTGAGAACTTCAACAAGCCAGGGGGCGCAGGCCTCACTGCCTGGGGAGAGGAAATCTACAAGGCCCTCGTGACCCATGAGGCTCAGATAATAGCTGAGCGTCTCAAGGAGGAAGGTTGGGAGGCCTACAAGCAAGAGCACCTGGCGGAGACAGACGGAGAGAGGCCAGCTGCCATTGGTGGCCGTAGGGCAGAAGGAGTACCTGATCTCATCGGGACTCCCACCGATCAGTTGTGGGATGGTGCTTTCAGGGACAGACCCCAAGATGCGAAACCAAAGGAAGGAGCAAAGTAACACATGGCTGACCTAACCATGCTTGAGGCGGCCAAACATAGCCAGGACAAGGTTGAGCGTACGGTGGCCAAGACCATCGTAGAGGCTTCTCCTATCCTGGAATACCTCCCCATCAAGATCATCAATGGCCCTGCCTACCGTTACCACCGTGAAGCTACCCTTGGTGGCATTGCGTTCCGTGGTATTGGTGGGACCTACACCGCTGATTCCGGAGTTATCAATCCCGAGTTTGAGCCTCTGGTTATCATGGGTGGTGAGGTCTCTATCGACAACTTCGAGGTTGACGTGATGGGCAACCTCCTGGACCTCAAGGGCAGTAAGTACCGGATGAAGGCCCGTCAGGCCGGTATCACCTTCTCGGAGTATTTCTTTGAGGGTGACACCGTTGTAGACGAGTTCTGCTTTGATGGCCTTCGCAAGCGCCTCGCCGGCAACCAGATCATGCGTGCGGCCGATGGTGGGGCCGTTCTAACTCTAGCCATGCTAGACGAACTCTTGGATGCTGTCATTGGCGAGAACTCGCAGAAGGTGCTCTTTATGAGCCCCTTCATGCGCCGCGCCGTGACTACTCTTTGTAGGGCCCAGACTGGTACTGCCCTCATCCACTTCACGCAGGATGCCTTCAACCGGCAGCAAATAGCCTACGCCACCTGTCCCATCCGTGTTGTTGTCCGTGAGGACGATGGCAGTACCTTCTTCAACTTCGACGAGGACGATGCAACGGCTGGTGGTGGGAACATGGATACCACTTCTATCTACTGTGTGCGGTTTGGCCAGGACTACGTTCATGGCATCTCCAACAAGGCTCTACCTGGAGTCAAGGACTTTGGAGAGACAGAGGCCGCACCCAAGCACCTGGGCCGTATCGAGTGGTATCCTGGTCTAGTGGTGAAGCACCCTAGGGGCGCTGCAAGGCTTTGCCAGATCGACGACGTGTAGGATTAGCAGGGAGGAGTAGTCATGGAGAACCTACCACCTGGTGTTGTGGAGGAGGATGGCGAGTTGTACCGCTATGTCCCTAAGACCTCAGCGGATGGTAAGGAGTGGCATCAGCGGAGATTAGTTACCCTTAACTTCAAGGAGGCAAGGGCAAAGAGGGCTGACTTCTACCACCAGGGCCTCCAGACATGGATTCTGGAAGGCTATAAGCAGGAGAAGGACCGAGCGCCTGCTGACATCATGGCGGATGCTAGTACCTCCGTGACTACCCTTGTTGATGATTCAGGGGACATGGAAGGAGAATCTGAATGACCCCCAGAGACAAAAACCTACAGCTAAGAGACTACACTGCACCCCTGGTAGCCTCTGGCAGCACAACGGCTATTGAGTGCGAGGGTGGCTTCTATGCCATCGTTAGGTGTGTCGGTAAGATCATTACCGATGCCGATGAGAAGTTTGACCTCGTTGTCGAGGCCTCGGTGGACGATGAGGCTAAATACGGCAAGATAGGTGCCTTCCCTCAAATCGTGGCCACCGACGACGGCATCGTGATCGCCAGAGTAGTCTACGTTCCCAGGCCTATCTTGGGTGGCGGTGTTGAGGTAACTGATGGGCGTA